ACGTAAACTATCCATAATAGATTTATTATCCATTACCTTTTCTTTTTCTTCGTCCTTGGCATCACGTGCAAAATGTCTTGCCAATGTCTGAACTAAACTAAATTTAGTCATTTTTGGTTTATCCTTTAAATTTTCGTTACTATCTGCAATCTGTGCACCATCAACCCTCCCGGATTTTACTAATGCTACGTGATTACCTCTTAAATTTATCATTTTGAATTGATAAGGTGTACCGTTAAACATTCCCTCCTCTTTTATTAGGTCATACGCATAACCGCATGATAACTCCTTTTTACCTGATTCTGGGTTATTGTCAGCATTTTCTATATCGGCAATACCCTTACCAACCATTATACTTACGTCATTAAGTAATTCATCCCCTACGACATGAGCATTACCACTAACAAAACCTAACCATCGATCTCTTGATGGTAGTTTTGCGCTAATAGCTATATGATTATCTGTAAGGGGTAAATTGTTATATGTTTCGAGTGCTTTTGTGATTTCTTCTAGTGGACGGTAAACGCCGTATAATTTCTCCGGCTCTACGTCTAAGTTTTGATAGTCTTTAAGTTCACGACCTTTGTAGTCATTTACTTGTGCAGCAGTTAATACGCAGTCAGTAACGTGCAAATAACCATTGTCATCTACACGCCTATTAGAATTAGCCCCGTATGTAACTTTATTTTGCATGATTATTTATAACCCATAGAAAATAGGCTATCTGCTGTCAATCCAGCATGTGTATATCTGCATCTTGCTAATAGGGGCATAAAGTAACTCCAATCGCTTCCCAGCGTTATAGAATGTTTGTTATTGAGGTGATTATACCATAGTTTTTAAATTTGTCAACATATTTTTTTTATTTATGTTAAAATTCGCCCATGACTTGCAAAAGTCTATAGCCTAGTAGCCGTCATCTACTGGGCTATTTTGTTTGTAAATATAACTTACTAATTAATAATGCGCATAAACATATATATTGAATCACATTAATTATATCAATATATTTAGATAAATTTTCTAAATTAGGATATGAAATATCTTTATTAATTATTACATTAATGTCTGTATTTACAACATAATTAGAAAATATCAAATTTGATATGGTTATAATTAGCAGAATGCCTGACATTGCGCTAATAATAGCATTGTCATTTTGTAACAATACTATAGAAATTATTATGCATGCTATATCTATTATAAAATATTGTACACATTTTGTCATATACATTTGGTCTACGGCTCTTTGTTGTTCTCTATTTAACATTTTAACATCCCTATCTTTACACAATAGGACAGCGCAATTTTGCTCTGTCCTTTTATTATTCAAACTCTAACACTGGTGAGGAGTAGCATCGGCAATTTATCTTTTGACCACTATAAATATATTCGCCGTCAATCAGGCATCCTTTCCTAATATCATAAACTTTACCATCAGCTTCAACATGTGATTTTCTAGGTTCTTTCCCAGCGTGGCTATGATGCCATACATTTTTAGTTATCCCTAAATTTGCCTGCTTTGCTACGTTTAACACACTCGTTATTTTATTGGTCTGATCTCTTGTTATTAATTTAGCCCTATTTTTTGTCATGGTATCAATCTTCATTAATTCATCACGCAAATAACTTACATCTCTACCTCTGCTAATTGAGGACATTACCGCTTGATGTATTTGTTCCATAGCCTTATCAGGTAAATTACGAATAAGATTAACATTCTCTTTTATGCTAGCTTCTTTGGCTAATGCCAATTGTTTTGTTTGTTCTGATAGTTTTATCTTAAACGTATCAAATTTATTAGGTAGGAATTCTTTGAGTGGTTTGGCATTGGTTGTAAATTGATAATCAACGTTTTTATTAATATCATCAACTTGTTTAGTTGCTAATGGCTCACTCTCCATATTAAAAAACATTTGCCATTTACCAAAGCGTACAGTGATTAATCTGTATATCTCATCTACTGCACTATCACCAACAATATTAGTAATTTCTGTTTGACTTTGCTTATACTCATAAATAATATAAGGTATAATATCTTTCATCATTGCAGTAACCATTTTGTTTAATTTTATGCGATATGCATTAGATATGGCGAAATTAGGCTGTACTCCTTTTAATATAATGCTATTATTGGGAATATCAACCTTTTTAACCTTTTTATCAAATAAATAGGCGAATAGTTTTTTTATCATTTTGCTACGCCTAATGGCTCATTAGTCATACTGCCATATCCTTGGTTGTTCAAGCTCTCGGTTGGTGGTGAGTATTCGGGGTAGTCATTCTCACTTTCAGCTTCTAAATCTTCTAAACTATTCCACCCGCTATCTTTGTCTTTTGATATTTTAGCTCTTATTTCATCTTCCTTAACTATACCTCTATCAAAATATGTAGCAGCCTCCGTAGCATTGTTTAATCCAATAGTAGACTCTTCTAACTCATTAGCTTCGGCAAGATTACAGAACTCAAACGATATATCTTTGTCAATCTCGCCCCATATATTAAGCATAGCCATGTGCATAAGTTTAATCAAGTTTTGTCTAAATATACTCTCTTGCCATGCTTTAATTTGTCTATAAAACTTCTTCATTTCAAATTCACCAGTAGCATTAAAACCTTGTGGACTAATGCCTAATAATTCAGTAGCTGGTAATTTTGGCACAATACACATAAACTCAGCAGATTGCGACCATAGTTTATCAAGTCCAGTTAAATTCATAGTAAGGTTTACAATATCCTCATTATTCATATCAATAGCCAACGTTCCTAGATTATTACGTGTAGCGTTTAAAGCTCTTAATCTAGCACCTAATGCAGCACCAGCGCCACTGTTTAAATCTTGATTCTTATCAACTACGCCATTCACAATTGCTTGCAAATTAGTTTTAACTACGGTCAAGTTTAATCGCTTTACAATCTCAGTAATAGTATTTTTCATGGTCTCAAAGTTCATGACATAAGGTATAGCTTGCCCCATCATTGGCATACCATTAAAATTATATTGCGGTGGGATAATATGGGGAGCTTCATTATGTATAAACTTCAACAATCTGCTTTCATGCACAATTGTACCCATGACGGTGTAAAATTCAGGACGATAGAACCATTTACTTAATGGGTTATCAGTAACGTATCTAATAGGCACATACCAAATAGGCTCAATGATAGTAATGTATTTTAATGAACCCTTATCAATTTTTAGTTTATCAATATCGAGTTCTGTTTGCAACTCTGCCCTGTCTAACGTATTCTCATCCCCAATTTGAGGATAAATCATACATCCACCTTGTTGGAATGTTAAATATGCCGCACGTTTGAATAAGTCTTTAACATTTAATCTTTCAAATTCATCTTGCAACTGTTTTATCTTATCTGATTTATCACCGTCATTTACCGATACAAACTCAACCCATTTGCTAGTCATTTCAGTAGCCGGAGTATCGCATATAGCATTTAAAATACCATTCTGTGCTAATAATGAATATTCAGCATAACCGAGAAATACGCTATCAAGTAGCAATCTATTTAGCTTATTAAAATAAAACTGATTAAATCCATTTAATCCTGCGCCAACCGGACTAATACTATCCATTGCCATGCCATCAGCAAACTTAACGCTCTCTGCTACTTTATCAGCCGTCGTAACTTTACCGTCTGCTCCCATAACTTGAGGATATTTAAATTGAAACTCTTTTTGTTCTAATGATGTATCGTTTATCAATTGCGCTAATGCCAACTCTTGTATGATTTGTGCTACATCTTGTGGATTAGGCGTAACTTGTTTTGCGCTTATCGTAGGTTTTTTACTCATTAATATGCTCCCATTTCTAGTTGTTGTATATCGTGATCGGTAAAAGTTATCATTTGTGGTGGAGTAGGCGCAAATGCTATCATGATACTATCTGCCAAATTTGGTGATTTAGTTCCATCCGGTTTTTTGTTTACTAGCATTTTACCTGTTTCATTAAAATTGTATGTTGGTTGCGATAATTCACTTGTTAGTTTATCTAAATGTGCAATAGTTGAGGATATAGATATTAGATTATCCTCATTAAGAACTACCCCAGTTGTTACAGCTTGGTACGTATTCTGGAATCTTAATCTCAAAGCCCACCATGCTTGTGCTTTTCTGTTTTTGAAATAATCTTTGTTTGTCCTATCGCCAACATGCATAGCATCAGGTTCTAATACTTCACCAGAACCCCAAAATGCATTGACGGATATTTTATTGTTACCTACCCTACTGGAATTTAACACTCTAGCATCACCTCTAACCCCTGCGCCTAGTCCATCTGCATCATAGTCTATTGTTCTATAGGTGTTATTATCGCATAAATCAAATGCTTTAACAGTAGTATATTGAATATCCAAACCTTTACCACTCCATTGGTCTATATATTCCAATACGATACCATGTCTACCGGCCAATGCATTTAAATCTCCACCCTCGTCAGCCACATCAAGCCCACATTTTCGAATGCCTGACTTATTTATACCCAGTTTAATATGTGAATCAATAGCTGCTTGAACCCATGCGGATGGTATTAATACACCCTCAACCGATGCTGCATAATCAATATCTAACTCTTGCGCTATCGTAACTGGGTCTAATGTTGCGCATTTCTTTGCATACCATTCATCATTTCGCCTAGGGTCATCACGCCAATGAAATGTAAATACTTCTATTTTACCGCTATGTCGTTTAATCTCAAATGGATTACCTAACCCATTAGGGGTAGATATATCAATACGACAGTTAGTTGTCTCTGATAATGACGCTTCGGTTAATTCTGGTCTTTCTAAAAATGCAGCTTCATCAACAAAATAAAGAGAAGCTCTATCACCCCGACCAATACCGTCACCAGACTCTCCAATGATCTGGCTGCCAGTTTCTTTAAAGTTAATGCGCATAAATGGCGCATCAGTATCAACATTAAATCCGTTTAAAAACTCTTTAGGTAATAATGATAAGAACATCCTCGCTTTGGGCAATAGAGCTTTTAACGCACCACGTAAATCTACGTATTCCTGTTTGCGGCTACCGAATCCAATTGTAATACCATCATTAAACAAGCACATTGTACATGCAAATGCTACAGATAACCAAGACATACCAACTGTACGAGTTTTTTCTACTATGCCCGGCTCTTGATTCTTCCATCGTTGAATAACCCAATCTACCCATTCTATTTGTTTGGGGAATAATACAAATGGAATAGCTGACGGGAGTCCACGCTCTGGATTTCTGGGGTCGTAAGTTGCGCCCCAATCAGATATAAATTGCGCTGGATGTGCTTTATAATAAACTTTGAGAGATTGTAATAACTGAGGATTGTTTCTTATCTTATGTAATCTAAAAGCCCTAGTATTATATATTGCTACATAGTCAGGGTTTTTAAAATCAAAGCTATCCTCTATTCTCATTATTTACCGTGTATTAAATCTTGATAATCACGTGAAGCCTGAACAGGGTCGTTTGATATTTTTTTGATGATATTATTTTGTGTATTATTGGTAATTTCCACATTTGACTTATCTAATCCTAGTATAGTGTTTGCTGCGCTCATAGCTGGTATTAAGTCTTTTACAAATTCAGTTGTACGTTTGTATTGCGTACCTTGTGCCGATTCTGCGCTGACATATAAACCATCGGGAGAGTTTTTTAATATGTTTTTAGTTTGTTCAGCGGAGAATTGAATAATATCTAACATGCAATTTTGTATCTCTTGTGCTTTGTTTTTTAATCCTGCAATGTTTAAAGTTTCTTCTTTTATCGTTTGCAATTCTATCTCTGTGCGATTTTGTGCGATTGTGCGAGAATTATTTGCTATGGTATTGAGTGAATTAGCATTTTCCTGTACGAAATGTGCGATTTCACCTTGCTGCCAACCTTCTTTTTTAATCTTACTAAATATAGTGCTCTTGGGTGTTTCGTACATATTAGATAATTCTGTAACACCTTTTCCGCATTCATATTTAGCTTTAACTTGCAACCATTGCTTATCGGTTAGTTTAGCCATTTTTATACCTTTATCCTAACAAATGTACGCCCTAATTGTTTTCTATAAACTCTTGTCTCAATACATCATGTTGTGAATTATTTATGATTCTGTGTGTTTATCAATGTATTTATACATAAATGTTTACATATATATTTTGCTAATTATAGCATATTCTTAAATTTTGCATATTGATTATACTCTGTCACCAAAGATAATTTATTAATATAACCACCGCTATCTACAATTTTAATTGAATGTAAATCAAAATAGTTTTTAATCTCGCATTCTGTTAATCCTAATTGTTTCAAGTGTGTCCGGTTATAATAAAATTTATTCTTATGGTTTTACACTACTGCTTTGTGTGGATATCTCATGGATAATAACGTTTTCAATGATTGGCTTTGCAAATCCCCAAAATATACCAAGCGAAGAAAGTAGCGCACTAATAACTCCAATGAAAACCCATATTTTTACAGATTTAACAGATGATTCAACCGAATCTTTGGTAGCATAATTAGTTTTAATTTCAGCAAGATTTGCACTGACGCTGTCAATTTTTGTTCCTAATGTACTTACCGTACCTTCTAATTTTAAAAGTCCAGCATTCACTTCAGAAATTTTATCAAAAATTTCTTGTATTTTCTCGTATGCCTCTTTGTCAGTCATGTTTTCACCTATTAAAACATTCATTACTGTTAAGTCATTATTAGCGGTAATAGTTTCATTGGGGCTATTAAATTTATATGATATGGGTTTTATATTGTTCAATTATTTATATTCCTAAATATGTCTGGGTTCTTTTGGTAATCTAACCTAGATTAATTGTGCATTAGTTGGCTATTGCTCTACCCCAAAATGTATAGCATATAGACAATTCGCATTTCTTCAGTATAAACTGAACCTGAGTTATTTTAGCGCTGTGACTCTCACTGTTACCATCATTTCTGACAAAGTACTACATGTACATGGTATTAGCTCTTCCCCGATTCACACAGTAGCCCGTCTTATCTGTATTCAACATTAATAACTTAAAAGGTTTCATGTTTATTTTTGATAAGTGTATTCCCGATTATAAGGTTGACACAGATTTTGTAGCTCTCTTTGTGTCTAAAACTTCTAAGCAAGCGTTGCATATTCCAATATTAGAAGAGTATGGATTCATACCACAGTCATCGTAGAATCGGTGCGCATAATTTAAATGATTAAGGCTTCCGACCAATAGCATAAGCTATGCATGACATTTTTCATTATGTGTTCGTGGTTTAGGTTTATTTCTCTTCTTGGGTATCGTATTGCCAACGTTTAAGGCTTAGATAAAAGAAAACCCCGAACAATCCTAGCAGAGATTAAAGTTCAGGGTTAAAGCGTTCATTTCATTGCTGCTAGGCCAATCAAATAAACACTCTGGCATTATTATAATACATATTGTTTTAATTGTCAAGTAAATTATCAGCAATCAATTCTAGCATTGAAAGCTCATTATACAGTAAATCTGGTTCTTTTGTCAATTTACATATTCTAGCGAACTCGTACGGCTTTAATCCTAACTTCTTAACCTCATCATATATTTGCCTACGTGTAAAGGTTTTATCCACTGATAATTTAATCAATGCACGTAAGCGTATATATGTGTCTTGGCTAGCAAGGACGTTTATTAGGGTCTGTGCAGACACTAGCATAATCCCTTATTACTTTATCAACAGCATTTCCCACTTTAATATTTTTTAAACTAACTTCTACATGATCACACTTGCTAATTTCCCACGCAATATAGAAGTTAATATCTTTTGCATGTTCTGGGCTATCACACACTATGATAATACACCATTCTTCATCAAAATCTACAAAGATATTATTACCAATATTATGTACTAACTTTATGCGGTCAATAGGTATTGAGATTACATTGCATTTAGTTTCGCGTACCGCATTATTTACTAATCCTCTTGGGGTTAATAATATATCATAAAAAGTTATCATTTTCATTCTATAACCTCATCTATAACCGTGTATCTATGATCATATATTTCGCTAACCAATTCATTTACTCGAATAGCGCATGCAGTAAGAATAATGTTAATTTGTTCATCAGTTAAATCATGACTTAATATAGGTATTTTTAACCATCTAATTTGTACTGGCAATTGCAATTCTATATGAGAATTACTTATTTTTCTTTTTTTACTCATTTTGTAATCTCTCTAGCTTTGAACATCTCATCAGCAGTAGCATAACATATCTTTGCTAAATGTTGTAATGATGTATTGTTGTCTACAATATTCATTAATCCACTATATGTCATCATAGCAAACTCATCACGTAATGTTTTTCGTGATGTAATTCTTTATGTGCTTGTAATTCAACATTTATTCTGTCAATTTCTGATAATCTCATTTTTCTAATTTCCTATTATGAATATCTTGCAGATACTTTTTTGTTAATTCGTTATTATGTGCTTTTATATGGCATGATCTACACAAGCATACACAGTTTTCCACATTATCTAACTCTGGCTGTTGTTTGCTTCTATGCTGTATATGATGTATTTCTAATTGGCTATGGCTATTACATACTTCACAACTACAATCCTCTTGCAATTTATAATTAAAGTGTTTTAAGTAGTTTTTTACATGTGTTTGAATTTTAACACTCCAAATAAAAAAGCACTCACAAGATAGAGTAAGTATCAAGTGAAATGCTTTCATTATCTAAGGAATTAGCATTTAATGTCTTACTCACACAATATGCTAATCACCTCGTATGCAATGATGGGAATCGAACCCACACCGTAATGTTTAAATAGTATGGTTTAACATTAACATTTTCACCACAACCAAAAAGATAAGCGTTTACCGTTCCGCCACATTGCAATACATAATTATACCATATTTATACTAATTGTCACCTTATTTATTTGTGGTAATGTATCCTCTATCTCCCTTAAACACCTATCATAACATTCTTTAGTTATCGTACCCTGATCTAAACCTATCTTAAGGTTATCTAGTTCAAGTTTTTTTAGTCTTTGTTGTGTGTTAGTATCTGTTATCATTTATTTACCTATGTCCTTTAAATATCTTATGTTCATTGATTTTAACCTCATTTGTACTTCTATCATCAACACAAATTAACTTATCACCCTTTCTAAAAGTAGGCACAAACTCATCCTTAACTTCTATGCCTGCGTTCTTTAGTGTTTCTTTGATGATGTCTATGTTTATATTATCAATGCATGAATTATGCAATGGTGGGATTCCTGCATCATTCGTCTCTGTTGCATCTTCAGCAAAAATAAAATTTCCTGTATTGTTGTAATAAATATAAAAGTCTTTATAACGATAAATATTACCCCAAAAACAATTACCTGCGCTTGGCAAAGGAGGTTTGTTATATTCAAACCCACACACATATACTAAGTAATCGTGTAAATCTTGTCTTAATTTAATCATTTTATTATCTTTCAGTATTACCCCAATTAAGGGGTATTGGTTATTTATTATATTCTTTTAAAGATTCAATCATGTTAAATATAACTGGTTTAAATTGTTTCCACCATCTCAAGGCATTACAAGACATACTATCAATGCGATGATCATCAAATTGTTGCCAATCTGATATTAAATGCGACTCACAACCTATAGACATGTATTTTTTAGATAAAGTAACTTTCCATAAGGGTAAATTAATGGGGCATGTGGTTTCATTATCAACCGTGCTGTTATCAACCCTGCTGTTATCAACCCAACTGTTATAAACCGTGCTGCTATTCAAAACCGTGCTGCTATTCAAAACCCTGCTGTTATAAACCGTGCTGTTATCATAAACCCAACTGTTATCAACCCTGCTGTTATCAACCGTGCTGCTATCAACCGTGCTGCTATCAACCGTGCTGCTA